GCGACGAACGGTAGCGTGATGACTCGCATGTGAGTGTGTTAGCGGAACCCAGAATCTCAGCGGAAGGGCGGTGCGAGCCGACCTTTCACCTGAGATTATGTTGGTGTCCGATTACTGCGAATCATGCAGAGTGATTAATCGGCGATACGATTATGTGATTAAACTGACATCAGTTTACTCCAGCTGAGCAAGCTGCCTGCCCGGCGAGGGCATGCGTAAGCAACAGGCTCCGCAGACGAGCGTTCAGCGAGACCTGTGGAGGAACAATAACAATGGGTTACAACAAGTGACTTGACAGGGTTTTGAGAGGACTGTGTATACTCGCTCGTAGCGCAACAGGACACGAACATGACCAAGGCAGACGAAAGCCAACAAGAGAGATACAAAGGTGGTGTGGTTCCGATGGAAGACATCGAGAAACACGCTCCCGAAGTGCGGACGGCACAGCCGCAAGTTACTGATGCACAGGCAGAGTTGGTGCATGTAATCTTGCATGATGGTTGCAACCCAACAGAAGCAGCAGAGAGGTTGGGTAGGAACAAGGCTTGGGCTTACAATACGCTACGAAAACAGCATGTTATCGAGTATAGACAACAGTTGGCTATGCTGACTTTGGGGTGGGACGCCACACAAGCGATGGCGACGATGAGAGAGTTGCTGACAAGTAAGTCACAATACGTCAGGCTAGAAGCTGCAAGGGATCTGATGGATCGTGCTGGATTCAGACAGGACGCGGTGAGAACGCCTAGCACTGCGGTACAGATTAACTTCAATGTTGACTAGGGGTCCCAACGCTAATGTAGGTCTCTGTGTAAACCGCCTTAGAAAACTGCGACGGACCACATAGACGGTAATTCACACACGCAATAGACTCAAATAACCTAACCTGTCGAAAAATATTTTAACCCAAGGAGGCTATTATGGGTGAAAAAACTGAAGCTGAAGGTGGTGGAAACACCAGAAGGAGATCTGATCGACTGAGGAAGGAGCGTGAAGCTGCTGAAGCCTATCAGAGAAATCTGAACAAACAGCCAATGAAGCAAACGACACTTACGGACAGGCAGCAAATGGCCTTGGAAAGTAAGATGCCCGGTGGCTATGGCGGCATGACGGCATCGAAGGCAGCAATGGGTGCAAGGTCATCTGCCATTGAAGAGCTTACTGCTCGCAGAGATGACACTCGCAATCCGATTAGCCGAATGAACCTTGATAACCAGATCAGGGAACTGAAGGCTGGTGGCACTCCTGTTCAAACAACATTTGCAGCAGGGGGTTCGAGAGCCGGTGAAGTTCTGACAGTTGGCGTTGTAAGAGGTGGCAGGTTCTCTGGTCGTCAGGGATTTGATCCATCTACAGGCGCTACAAAAATGGATCGCT